AATATATTTATCCTAAATAGATAATTATAATTAATGGTGAAAAAATGTAATGCTAATTTATATGTAGAACCAATTGAATTTTGTAGTATTGATACTATAAAAAAATTATATGAATATAATCCTGAAAAAGAATATTATAAATTAGATGAAAATACAAATTATATAAAAATAGATGATACAACATTAACGACGAATATTTTTCCAAATTTTAAAATAAATTTTAGAAATAGTAATAATAATGAATTTATTGAGAATCATGATACTGATAAATTATTATGTGGAAAAACAAATAAAGAGAATGAATATTATTTAAATTGTGTAATAGAGACACAAAATCCATTATTTAGTTATAATAATGGATTTTGTACTTTACATCAAGATTTTAATTTACCAGATGAATTTAAAAAAATTGAAAAAGATGATGAAATAATTCTAAAAATAAATAGAAGTAAATTAAATGATGAAGAAGGAAATTTTAAATATAATAAAATTAAAAATGAAAAATTTTGTGAAGATAAATGGTATGATTGGATTGTTATACCAAATTATCATTTTGGTAATAGAATTTTAAAAGATAAAGGAAAATATTCAAAAGAAGATGTTAAAATTTGTTATAATAATTGTAGAGCAGGTGAATTACCTTATATAAATTCAAATGGAAGTAATTTATGTATTCCAAAAGAAATTGCCTATGAAGGTAAATATGAAAAAAAATTAGATTATTCACCAATAGCATTAATAAATTTAATAGGAAATAATAAAAAACATTTATCCTTATTATATAATAATTTATTTTTATATAAAATAAATCAGAAAATAGATAAATATGATTTTAATAAAGAAAATATAGATTTTAATAAAATATTATCAACAACTGATAATTATATAATTAATGAAGCATTTGATAATATTAAAAATATTTTAAATATTATTGTAAATGATAATAATTTAGATATTCCTGATTATTCATTTGAATATAGACATTTGACATATAAACATCCATATTTTAAAGAAAATGATTTAATGACATTATTTGGTATGGAAAAAAATGAAATATTATCAAATGATATTATATTAATTCATACGGCATATTTAGCATATAAATATAAAGATTTTATTTATAATATTAAAAATAATAAAGATTATTTATTAAAAAAAAATGATAGTGGTAATGATATAGATATAAATAAAATTAATGATTTTAATTTAAATAATACATTAAATGAATTAGAAATAATTACAAAAAATACAGGTTTAACAAATATTAAAGAATTTGTATCAAACACAATTACTGATTATAAAAATGTAGATAAGAGATTTAAAAATTTAATGGATTCAATAAATACTGATATTACTAGTCAAAAAAGACAAAGATTGGCGAATATATTATATAAAGCGATTAATATTTGTTATGATAATAAAACGGATTTTAGTAAAAATTTAATAAATAGAACAAAGGAAGCATTTAATAATTATCAATATAAATTTTTTAATAATATAGATATATTAATTGAAAAATTAACAACAACAACAACACCACCAATAAATGAAATGGATAAAATTGAATATAATGATTTTATAAATAATAATAAAAATAATATAATAAATGGTTTTGAAGTTGAATATTATAATAAAGATAATTTAGATATATTATATAATAATATAGCTGTAAAAAACTTTTTTGAAATACCGGATAAAGATGATAATTGGTATAATGAAAAATCTAATCAATATAAAGATTTTTTATTTTATACAGAAGAAAAGAGCGAACTAAATTCTAAAAATAAATGTAAAAATGGAGAATTTTTATTAAATAATAAATGTGTTAAATGTGTAGATGAATGTAAATCAAAAGATTTATGTAAAAATAATACTAATTGTAAAACATATTGTAGTAATGAATGTAATTTAAATGAAGATAAATTAAAAACTAAAACTAAATGTGGTGGAACAATAGATGATGAAAATAGACCTTTAAAAGAAAAAACAAATGAAATAAAAACACCAATAGAAGAAGAAACAATTATTCCAGATTTTTCTTATATATTTAAGACAGCTATTAAAATATTTTTCATATTAATTGTATTATATATTGGTTATATGTTTTATACAATATTTAATGAAAGTATATTAACATTTGCGAATAGTATATTTATAATATTTGATTGGTTATGGTTTAATATAACTCGTAAAGATAATATTAAAAAGGCAGAATATTATGAGAATATTATTAAAGATAAATATAATAGAATAATTAGGAAAACGATGATTTAAATCTTTGTGAAGTTTTTTTAAAATCAATTATTGGCGATGGATAATTAATAGATGATAATTGTTTATTTTCCCAATTTAAAATAATTTTATTATCAACATTTCTTAATTCTTCTATCCATTTTTTTATAAATTTACAATCTTTATCATATTTTTTCATTTGAATTGTTGGAGAAAATATACGAAAATAAGGCTGACTATCTGTGCCTGTTGATGCCGACCATTGCCAACCACCATTATTTGATGAAGGGTCATAATCTACTAAATTAGTAGCAAAATATTTTTCACCTAATCTCCAATCTATATATAAATTTTTTACTAAAAAACAAGAAACAAGCATTCTACATCTATTATGCATCCATCCTGTATTATTTAATTGTCGCATAGAAGCATCAATTATAGGAAATCCTGTTTTTCCTTCTTTCCATTTATTAAAATATTCTTCATTATTATCCCAAATAATATTTGAATATTTTTTAATAAATGTATTTCCATAAATATGTGGAAAAAAATAAGAAATATTCGCATAAAAATCTTTCCAAAATAATTCACGAATTATTCCATGATTAGTAGGTAAAGAATAATAAATTTCTCGTATAGATAAACAACCGAATTTAATATAAGCACTTAATTTAGTTGTTTTATCTAAATATGGATATTCTCTTTCATTATCATAATCATTAAAAATACCTTTTTCTAGATTTTTAAGAATTATGAGAGCATTTTTACGACCTCCAATAACTTTAATATTAGGATTTCTTTTTTTAATTAATGATAATGGATTTATATTTGCTGATGTATCTTTTATAAATTCAAAATTTTCATTAATAATAGGTGGTGGTTTTATTAATATACTTTTTTTATAAAAAGGTGTAAATTTTTGATAAGGTTTTCCGTCATCTTTAATAATTGTTCCTATTTTATGTAAAGTATAATCTTCATGACGAATAATTATAATATTATGTGAATTACACCAATCAATTATTTTTTTATCTCTTTTAATAGCAAATGGTGTAAAATCAAGATTAAAAGAAATAGCATTTATTTTAAATTTAGAATGTAAATTATTAAGTATTATTAAATCATCAGTTGTTAAATAACAATTTAAAGAAGGGATTTCATTAAGACTATCGCACATAAATTCAAAAGCATTATAAGAGAAATATGGATTTTTAGAAGGTTCTATTTGATTTTTATTAAAAATAAATATAGGAAGTATTTTAATATCAGGATAAGTTTTTTTAAGAATATTTAAGGAAGTATTATCAACAATTCTTAAATCTCTTCTAAAAATAAAAATATTAATCATTTATTTTATGATAATAATTAAAATCTTTTATAAATAATTATAGATAAAACATTATTTGTTAAACTATATATAATAATTTGAAAATCCTTAAAGATTAAAACATTTACGATGGTTTATTTTTCTACTACAGCGTCTATATTGATATATAATATTATCATTTTATAGATTTAGAAATATTTTCTTGAAGACAATCATAATTAAAATCAAATTTATTATAATCCAACTATAAAATCCTTTCTCTATTTTGAGGAATAATAGAATATTCAAATATATTTATAATTCAATGTGATAAATGTATTTTTGTTATCATGAGTTATTAAATTTAAGTTTATAATAATTAATTATTTTAATTATTTTTAGCTATTGAAAATTGCTGACAATTAAAATATTAAATTTCTTTTGAACTATCCAATATATCATTTAAAAATATTATTTATATTTTAGCAAATAAATCAACTAATTTTAATTTAACAAAAATCATATTTTATATTTAAAATATTAATAAAAAAAATGATTAAATAAATATTTTGAAAATATAATGTCTTTAAATGATTTTTTTCAAAAAATTGAAATTATAATTAGAAATATATTATTAAGACCTGAAAAAGATATTTTGACATATGATATATTAGATACAGATAAAACTATAAGATATAAATTATTATCATTAAAAGAAAAACATAGACAAATGAAAATTGGTGAAATATGGCAAGAAATAATAGGTAGTTATCCTGAATTTATAAATTTAAAAATAGGACATATAACAGGATTAGATTTATTATCTGAAAATAGAAAAATAATAATAGAATTAAAAAATAGGACAAATACTGATAATTCTTCATCAAAAAAAACTAATTTAGATAAATTAGCTAAATTTAAAAAAGAAAATCCTGATTATAAATGTATATATGCTAATATAAATGCTAATACTAAAGATAAAACATTAAAAGGAATTAATAAAAAAATAATACATAATGGATATGAAATATATTATTTAGTTGGTTATGAATTTCTATCATTTATATTTGAAAATAATACTGAAAAAATAATTGAATTTGTTAAAAATATAATTGATGATGTTTTAATTTAAAATTTTTAATAATTCATCTCCCATATATTTTGCTAATATTACAGGTATAGCATTTCCAATTTGTTTATATTGAGAATTCATACTTCCACAAAATTGATAATCATCTTCAAATGTTTGTATTCTAGCATATTCACGAATAGTTAATGGTCTTTCTTCTAATGGATGACATCTTTCTGTTTGCTTTTGTGAAGGAGAACATAATATAGTTAATGATGGTTTTTCCATAGATAAACGATATAATATTCCTCTTTTTCCACCACCAGAATTATAACTATTACCTAAATATTTTTTTTGTAAATTTTCAGGTAAATTTATCCAACATCCACCTTGTGGAATTAATTTAAATAATTTTTGTTTTTCTTCATTATATTTTGCTCCGATTGAAATAGGAACATCATATAATACATCTTTTAATATTTTTTTATTAATACTTTCTTTTGGAAATTCAAATATACGATTTAAATTTCGTAAAACACCTATTATAAATATTCTTTCTCTTTTTTGAGGAACATCATATTTTGAAGCATCTAAACATTTATAAGTAATATTATATAAATTATTAATATTTAAAACCTCTATAATTTTTTTTATCGTTAATCCTTTATCATGTGTTAATAATCCTTTAACATTCTCAATTAAAAATATTTTTGGAGTTATTAAATTTATAATATCTATAAATTTAAATATCAAATTTCCTCTTGGATCATCTAAACCTTTTCTTAAACCTGCTTGTGAAAATGATTGACATGGAACACCGCCTGCTAATAAATCTATTTTATTTATATATGGTGAATAATCTATTTTATCCATCGAATCACATATTATATTTATATTTGGATGATTTATTTGTAAAGTTTTACAACAATCTTTATTATTATCATTTAATAATATTGGTTTAAAACCAGATTTTATTAATCCTGAACTCAAACCTCCACAACCAGCACAAACTTCAATAAAAGTAAATTCCATTTAATATATAAATTAATATTATATTCATTTTTTTATTTAAAAATTGATTATTTATTATTATTTAAAGGTAATAATGGCGGATGATGAATTATTATATAATTTTAATAAAATTTTATTGGAAAAAAGAGAAGAAATTATTGAAATTTCTAAATCAAAGATACGAGAAAATAAAAAAGTGAATAATGTTGATAATTTAAATAAAGATATTAAAGATACCCTCAATCGTCTGAAAGTCGAAAATGAAAAAAAAATCAAATCGTCAAAAGCATATAAAAAGAAAATGGAAGAAAAATAATAAGATGAATGATGCGAAAGAAGTACTTAAAGAACTTTTAACACGACCATTAATAAAACAAAGAACTCCTGAATGGTTTAAACTTCGTGAAAATCGTTTAACAGCAAGCGATTTACATGATGCTATTAAAAATCCATTATCATTATCAAAAAAAAAAATAAAAGGGATTACATATAATTCAAATGCTATTCCTGCTTTAAAATGGGGTACAATGTTTGAATCAGTTGCTATGAATATTTATGAAGATATGAAAAAGAAGAAAATTTATGAATTTGGATTAATTATTAATGATAATATAGAAAATTTTGGAGCATCACCTGATGGAATTACGGAAGATGGTAAAATGATTGAAATTAAATGTCCTTATAAAAGAAAAATAATTGATGGGGAAATTCCAGAAAAATATCAATATCAAATTCAAGGACAATTGGCAGTATGTAATTTAAATGAATGTGATTATATAGAATGTGAATTTAGTTGTTATGAAACAAAAGAAGAATATGAAAAAGAATGTAAAGATGTTAATTATCATGGAATTATAGTAGAATATAAAAAAGAAAAGGGAAATATAGATTATATATATACGAAACCTCTACAAACAATAACAGAAAATTTAGAAGAAATTGAAAAATTACCAAATGGAAATAAATATAATTATTGGAAATTAAATTTAATTAATATTCAAGAAGTTAAATTTAATAAAGATAAATGGAATAATGAAATTTTACCAAAAATTAATGAATTTCATTTAATTTATATGAATGAAAAAAAAAATAATAATAATAATCTTTTTATAGAAGATAATTAATTATATTTGTTATAGTTGGTTCTGTAAATAAACTATTTATAATAAATTTATCACTCGTTAATTTTATTCTAACATTTATATTTTTATTTATTAATGATGTCGTATTTATTTTTATATTATTCACATTAAGAATTGCTGAACTAATTAAAGCACTTGGATATGTTTCTATTGATAATAAGGGTATTGTAAAATCAGATGTTAATGTATTAGATATTTCAGGTAAATTAAATAATAATGAAGTTCCTGATGGAATATCATTAGAACTTTTAAAATTTAATATAATTATATTTTGAGGAGGTGTTTCAGTTCCTCTTATAATTGAATAAATTCCTGTAATTTCTGTTTGATTATTTATATCTTCTATACCAAATGAATATGTATTATAAGTTTGCGTTTGTCCTTTTTTCGTTTTATCATATGGTAATATATTAGCATAATTACCATTCAATATATTTACTTTTTTAACATATACATTACTATTATTTATATACATTCCAGCATTTTCACCATCTCCACCTAAATATATTCCTCTATTTGCTAAATCAAATTTTGCTAATATACTTGTTTTATTTTTATCATATATATATATATTACTTGTAGTATTATTACTATTAAATACAGATGGAAATATATTAAGACCTCTATTATCAATATTCATATCCATACAATTTCTAGATTTATCACATAATCTAAAATTATTTGTAGAATTATCTGTTTCAACTGTCATTCCTGATATAGCATTTACATTTCTTAATAAATCTAATGAAAGATTTGGCGATACTCCAAATTGATAATTAAATATAGCATCATTTATAGTTGTCCCATTTGATTTATATTGAAAGAATTGTTTAATATTTGTATCAAATTTATAAAGATTTGAATTAGTATTATTTAAATTTGAATTTGTATTATTTATATTTAAATTAAAATTTGAATTAGTATTATTTAAATTTGAATTAGTAGTATTTAAATTTGTATTAGTAATATTAATTAAATTTGTAACATTACTATAATTATCAGTATATTTCAAATCATTTCTATTAACTTTTGTATTAATATCACTTATATAATTACTTGTATTAAAAATTTTTGTATTATTTTCATCAATACTTGTACGAATATTACTATCTAATTTAGTAATATTTAAATTAATATAATTTTTAGTTTTTTCAAAATTAACATCAACATCTTCTTTATAATTACTATAAGAAGTATAAAAATATGCTATAAGAATATATGCTAAAAATAAAACAAGTACTAAAACTATTATAATTATATTATAATATAAATCATTCATCTTTATCTATCAATAAATTATATTTTTATTACTTTTATTTCATCATTAAAAACTTTATTATCCATTTCATTCGTTTTAATATCAATTAAATTATCACCACCACCTCCAAAACCATCACCATCACCATCATCAGTACCACCATCACTATTATCTTCACCATCACTATCTTCACTATCACTATTTTTACTATCACTATTTTTACTATCACTATTTTTACTATCACTACTACTATCACTATCACTATCTTCACTGCCACTTTCAGTTAAACTCGTATCAGTTAAATCTCCACTCGATGAAAAATCATCATAACCACCTTTTTTAATTTTTTCGAATTCTTCTTCTGTCATTTCAAGAATTTTTATTAAATCGTCTTTTTTCATTGTAGTCTTAATTTTAAAATTGGGATATTTATTTTTTAATTCTTCTTTTAATTGATTTATAGTTCTTGTATCTTTCTTAACAATTTTTTTAACTTCTACCTTTTCAATATTATCTTTATTTAATAAATTTAATAAATCTTCCTTTTTCATTTTTTCAACTCCTTTCATTTCCGGATATTTATTTTTAACAGCATCTAATATATCCTTCTTTGTTGATTTATCATTAATATTCTTTTTAACTTCTTTTTTAACTTCTTTTTTAACTTCATCTTTAACCTCTTCTTCTTTATTAAATATTCCCTCCAATATCGCTATAAGTTCCGGACGTTTTTTCAATGTTAATCCTTTCATCGTCGGATATTTAACCTTTATCTTCGCTATTAATTCTTTTATTGAAACATTCGCAAATTTATCCTTAAATTTTAATTCAACCTTTATATCTTTCGGTTCATCTTCATCTATATCTTCATTTATTATTATATCATCATCACTATAATCTTCTTCAACTTGAAGATTTGTATAATTACAATTAAACCGCATTTGAATTCCCATTGCTTCAAATTCTTGTGTTAATAATTTAAAACAATATGGAGTTTCAATAATACTTGTAGAAGTACCACCACAATTTTTACAAAAACTCTCTTTAACTTTATTACTATATATTGGAGCAGTTCCACATTTATCACATACAATCCATCTATAATTATCAGATCTTTCCATTAAACTTTCTTTAATAAATTTTGAAATACCATGTGAAATTAAACTATCTCTCTCCATTTCTCCTATACGTAATCCACCCGCTTTTCTTCTTCCACCTGTTGGTTGTCTTGTTAATTGAACTTTGGGACCCGTTCCACGAGCATTAATTTTTTCAGCAACCATATGTTTAAGACGAAAATAATAAGTCGGACCGATAAATATAGATGAATTAATTTGTTTTCCATTATATCCATTATATAATATTTCATTACCATATTTTTCAAATTTTAATTTTTCTAAATTATCATAAATTTTTTCATAATCTAAGTTAATAAATACAGAACCATCTCCTAAAAATCCTTCCATACAACATAATTTAGAATATACACATTCTACTAAATGCCCTATTGTCATTCGTGATGGTATAGCATGCGGATTTACAATTAAATCCGGTTTAATTCCATCTTTTGTAAAAGGCATCTGTTCTTCATCTAATATCATTCCTATAACCCCTTTTTGTCCATGTCTTGATGAATGTTTATCACCAAATTCTGGTATTTTAATTTTCATAAATCTTATTTTACAAACTCTAATATCATCATCTAATGTTTTTGAACCTATAAATACCTTATCTATTTTTCCATAATAACTTTCATCTGATGTTAATGAAACATCTGTATAAGTTGTTTCTTTCACTTGTTCTACAAATAAACCTCTTTTAACCTCTTTAAGAACATCTTTAATTAAAATCATTCCTAAAACAACTGCTATTTGACCTTTTGGAATATATGAACCCTCTTTAACAACACCATTCTCATCAAGAAGAGTATAATTCGCATGTTTAATACCATTAATTTTATAACCTTCTTCTCTCATTTTAATAGGATTAGCAAAAATCATTCTTTCATATTGCGAAACCTTCTTTTCACTAGCAGATAAAGATTTATAATAAGATAAATGAAATAATCCTCTTTGAATAGATTTACGATTAATTATTAAACTATCTTCTTGATTAAATCCAGAATAAGTCATTATAGCAACTATTAAATTAGCACCATTAGGCATAGCATCACTACCTGTATATTGTGCATGACGAGTATTAATAATCGCTTTTTGAGGATAATGTTGAATAAATCCAAATGTATCAAATCTTTTATTAAAATTTGTAGCATATATTCCTATTGCTTGTTTTGTTTGAGCTGCGTGGAAAACATTTCTAGCAGATTGATTATGATTACACATAGGAATATTTGCTGAAACTACACTTAACATCGTCGATGGATGTATTTCAAGATGTGTATGAAAATTATTAATATCCATATTCGTCATAGCAATATATGAAGTATCGGTTTCTTGTGGATCAATATATTCAATTATAGCACCATCTTCTTCTAATATATTTAGAATTTCTTCATCAGTTTTCTTAGCAAATATTTCTAAACTTTTTGGATTTGTATATTCATTTTTATAATATATTTCTTCACTTCTCTCTTTTTTCCCATATTTATTATGTTTTCCTATTATCATATCAAACCAACTCTTATATTCTCTTGTTAATCCCGATTTACCATTTTTTAAAATTATTAATGGTCTTACACCTCTTCCAGCATCTACAAATATATTTATTTCATTATCAAATGTATTCCAAGAAATAGATGTTAATATATTTATTAAAGCATTTCTTTTATAAGCTTTAAGAATTCTCATAATTCTTATTGGTTCATTCGTAATTCCATACCAATTATTATTTATAAGAACTTTTGTAATATTTCTATCTAATTTAAGATTATAATTTTCAATTGGTATTACTCCAATATCTAATAAACAATCTCTTATATTTTGCGGATTTGTTCCTGCTGTTACTTTTGCCAATAAAGCAAGATTTTTTAAATATCCTATTGAAGCACCATCCGGACTTTCAAAAGGACACATTATACCATATTGATGCGAATGAAGTTTATGAGGTGATGTTATTTTTAAACTTCTATCAATTGGCATATTTACTCTTCTCAAATGTGATAAATAACCAATATAACTAATACGAGATAAATCTTGAACTCTTCCCAATTCTGGATCATCATCTGATTCAAGTCCCCAACGTCCTTTTAGAGATTTAGCAAATGTATTGGCAATTAGAACAACAGGAATGAGACGATAAATATTATCTTTATTAATAAAATTTGAAAAATTATTAGTATTTTTCCATGCTCCAAAATAATAAAAATTATCCATTGTATCTCTTATAGTCTTTCTTAATTTCATATATGCCTCTTGGAATAATTCTGCCAATAAAAATCCACTAATATTAATTCGTTTATAAAAATAATTATCTCTATCACTTTCCTTTCTTATTTTATATATTACATTAAAAAATTGTTTTGTCAAATATCCAAGATATTTACCCTTATTCTCAAATAAATTTATATTCGGAAATATATCAGCTGCGAATATATATCTTATATGATCTATTGACTGATATTTAGTTCTAAATTTTAAATAATTAAGAGCATCTTCTTGTGTATATATATAATATTTAATACCATCTTTTTCATAATAATTATTATAAATTGATGGACGAATGAAATTTTGAAAAAATATCTCTTCTACCGAATTATTATTTATTCCAAATATATTCTCATATATATCCTTATCACTTTCTATCCCTAATGCTCTAAATAATATAAATAATGGTATTTTCCCTTCTATTGATGGAAGACTTATATATATACATCCCTTATTATTACTATATTTTTCTGTAACTTCTTCATCCGTCTTTACTAAATAAAATTCTATCATTTTCGGTATCAATATCGTTTCTCCAATTTCTCCCGAACATTTTATTTTTCCTTTATATGAAAAATTATCATCATCTTTTAATTTACCTATTATTAAACAATTATTCGTTTCACTCTCTTGTGCTATTATTATTTTCTCCTTCCCATCTATTATAAAATATCCTCCTCCATCATATATACACTCTCCTAATCTTTGAAGAACTTTATTTCCATTTCCATTTAATACACATATATCTGAATGTAACATTATAGGAATACTTCCTATTGCTACCTTTTCTATCACTTGTCTAAATATCTCATCATCTTCATTCGTAATTTCTATTAATACATTGGCATATAAATGAGTTTCATATGTAATTGATTTTAATCTCGCATCATTTGGTGTTATAATCTTTTGAACTCCATCTTCATATGTTATTGGATGATCTATAAATATTTCATCACTATTTTTACCACCTATATATATATCAGTCTTCATTTTAATTTTTTTATTATTTTCATTAAATTTAATCATAGTAATTGGATTATATGATTTAATAGTTTGTGGAATATATGTTTTAATTAATTCACGAAAACTATCTAAATGATGATTAGTGAATGGATATTTATGATCTTTGAAATATAAATCTAATATTTCCCAATCGTTCATTTAAATTATGAATGGAAAAAAAATAAATATTTTATTATTTACAATTTATACTATCCGGAGAACAAAATAAATATCCTCGTTCTTCAATTATCGTCTTTTTATTTAAATAATCCTGAATTAATGATATATTATCTAAATTTGCTTCATTATCTTTCCCATCTATCCCACCATTATTTTCATTATATTTTTTTATAAATTCTATTTCATTATTTATATATTCTTTAAATTCTTTACTCGTTGAATCATAAAATCCATTCCCATATATACATATCATTCCATCATCTTTTAATATTAAACTAAATGGAGGACTACATTTATCACAATTATCTACCAATGATGATATATTTGTTAAATAATTCCTATTCATTTTATTCTCATCACTATTTATATTAGATATATATAATCCATTTTCTTGTATTGTCATCTCTATTGGTCTCCTTATAACTGTTTTATTCATAAAATATATTATCTTTCTCGTATTAAAATTAATAATTGGTACAAATCCATTAGGTAATAATATCATTCCATATTTTTTATTAAATGAAAATAACATCTGATTTATTTGTAATCCTTCGCCATTTAAATTAAATAAATTTTCATTTGTAGGAAATACATCTTTAAATGGCATATAATTTATTTTACTACTTCTTAATTTTTCATTAAAATAATATAATGACATCACATATTCTGGTATTCCATTCATCTTTTTTAAATATGCCAATTCTTTTATAATATTTTCACTATATTTTTTCGAATAATGATTAACTTTTATATCATCCTTCTTATCATCATTTAAATTATTCGAATAATATTTTTTTATATAATCATTAATTATCGATACTATTAAATTTACCGGTGATTTATATTTTGATACATAATCACCATCTTCTTTTGTTAATTCTAATCCCTTCTCTATTTTATAAGCAATAGATGTATATGATGATAAATTCTCCTTTATCTCTTTTAAAGCATTCTTTCTTATAAATGGATATATATCCATATTGTCAGGAGCAAATCTAACATTACATAAATATCCATTCGTTTTTGATAAACATTTTGTAGGCATAAATGGAGATTTTTCTGTCGCATTTTTATTATTTGTATCATCATCATCTGTAAAACTAGGAATTAATGAATTAAAATCATCTCCCACATCTGACACACATCCTCCATCAAAACATAAATTTACTAAATCATCATATAATGAATATTTAGTTTTATCATTTGATTGTATTGTATCAATTATTAATTCTATTATTCTACTATCTAATTTTCGTTTTGTAAATTCTTGTCTAAATTTATCAGCATCAAAGGTTGAGGTTTTTGTAATATTCATATAAAAATCACTCTCAATTAATGTATTAAAAAAATAGAATGAATTTGATAAATCAATTAAATTTGATACAAATTTATATTCATTTGTTAAAAAAGGTACATATAAAAATATTCTTACTCTTCCTTTAAATTGATATGATTTTAATATACTTGTATCATATTTTAATTTATCCGTATCATTTGATAATCCAGAATTAAAAAAACCCTTTATATAATTAATTATTGCTAATTCATTAGTTTGTAATGGTATTTCTGTATTACCATATTTAATAGATTTTGGTTGTGGTAATAAAGGATATGATGGTATAGGAAATGTTTCATTTTCAAATAAATTTGAATGATGTTCTAATTCTCTTCCAAGCATTACAAATATAGGATAAGGTATTTTAATATCTGGATAATAAATTTTACTTAATTTATTATGAATTTCATCTATAATTGAAATTATAGTATAATCAATGTCAGATTTTTCATTTACATAAATTAATTTTTCTATAAATAATGTTTGTGTTGGTTTATGAATTTTATTTTTATTATATTGTTCATCTGTCATAAAAATACATTTTTTAAATCTTAATGAATCAAATTCTATTGCTTTTCTTTTTGGTGTTGTATTACAAGATAATTTTTCTTTTTCCATTAATATAATTTTATATAAAAAATATGAAATATTATTGTAAGTATAATTATTATTAATATTAATATATAATAAAATATCATATCAAAATCTGAAATAGTTTTATTTATTATTTTATCTATATCTGATTTTTTTACAAAATTTAAATCTATTATATCCAATTCTTTAATAAATTCTAAATATAATTCTTTATAATGATCTTTATATTTTTCTAATAATTCTAAATCTATTAAATATGTATTATTTTCCATATCATAAATAATATCTGATATATATTTTATTTTATTAATATTCTCAATAATTATATATATATTTTTATTTTTAATTTTATTTATTATTAAATATTTTTTTAAAAATTCATTATCTTTATCATATATATCAATATATTTTAATATATCATTTTCCTTTTTTAATAAATTTATATGATCTTCAAAATCCTCTTTTAATATATTATCTATATAATCTATATTTCTTCTTATTTTTCTATAAATATTTCTAAAAGATATCGAATATTCTTTAATAGTAGAATTTGTATTAGAATTATTAATATATACTTTGAATTTTGCTTTTATTGTTGGAACAGATTCAGAATTAGTATTTTCTATTGCGCTTCTATCTGTATTTTTATATAATTTATATTTATCAATATTATCCATATTATATCCACTTCCACCAATTAAATCATATATATTACCATCTAAACTTCCATTTCTTAATGGTCTAATTTTTGCTGATGCCGGCAAACCACTAGCTGGAGTATCAAAAACAATTTTATAATATATATTAGAACCATATTCATAATCAATACCTCCATATGTCATTTCTATTTTAGATATTGATGTTTCTGATGATGTTGATAATATATTATTTTCAATATTATCGATATTATCATAATTAATATTAAAAATTTTATTGAGAGTATTATAATAATTACAATAAATTTGAAAATTTTTATTAGTTTTTATTCCTTCTAATTTAATTAAAATTAATTCAATATTATATATAAATATAATAAGAATTATTATAAAAAAAATAATAAATAAATTAATATATTCATAACCAATAATAAAAATTAAAATAAAAAATATTATAATTATATAAATAAGATTTTTAAATACATTTAATAAATCAAATGTACTTTTAAATTTAAAACTATCTTTAATTAAATATTTATATAAATTATAACGAATTTTAAATAATTCCATTTCTATTTTTATTATAGACAACTATTTTCCATAGTTTTATAAAAATCAAAATACCATTTAATATTTGTTAAATAATATATAAACATTAATATAAAAAAACCTAATAAAAAATATAAATATATTATCATTTCTATTTATTTAATTTTAAAATAATTTTATAGACATAATCATCTAAATATCTTGATGCTAATTTAATATATTCATGATAAGCATCAGTTTTATCATTTAATACCATTTTAATAATAAAATAAACAGCTATTAAATTTAATAAAAATATTAAAATCATATATATAATAGTTATAAAAAATGGAAGTGTAGTTTTATTATGTGTAATAATTTTTTTATTAATATTCTTAATTTTATTTGAAACTTCTTTATTTAATTTATTATAAAATTCAATATTGTCATCCTCCAATTTATTTATAAAATCTAATTCTTCATGATAATTTGATATTATTTTTACCTCATCATTTTTTAACATTGATATAAATGTTATTGTACCTCCATTCTCATATATTGGTTTATTATTTTCATCCGTAGAACAATAATGTTTAAAATTCCATTTAAAATCTTCATCAAAATTCACATATTGACGTAAATATTCATATAAATTATATATAATTATTTTTTGTTCTAAACAACCCTCATCATCTTCATTTTTAATCTGTTTTAAAAAATATTCACTTAAATCATCTATTTTTGAAGCATCATATAATAATTCAAAAAAATCATCAAATCTTATAATCTTATTATCATTTGTTTTGACATTTATATAATTCGATATCATTTTATCAATTTCCATTTCTTCATTATCAATAGTTTTATATGGAATATATACATATGGTTTAAATATTAATTTAAAAATAATAAGATGTATAAAACTATATATTAATAAAAATACTATCATAAATAAATATACAAAATTAATATCAATATCATATAATGAACCTACAAATTTAAATCTCATTTGATTTGTATAAAAAACAAGTATTATATATACTATGAAATATGTAATTAATATATATAATGTATATGCTCCAAGATTAAATATAGATAAATTTTGTTTTTGTTCTGTTAATATTAAAAAACGATCATTATCATAATTATTTTTATTACATTTTATAATCGATTTACTAATATAATCTAATGATAAATTATTCGTAGAATTTGCCGAATTTATTAATAATTTTATTGTATTATATATTATATCATATAGTAATATTAATAAACCTAAAATAGATATAAAAAGAACAATGAAAGCAAATAAAATACCTCCATAAGTAAATATTTTAAGAGCAATTTTAAAAAATTGAATATAATCTTCAAAATAATAAGTTTCTTTATCAAATTCTTTTTCTTCTTTACTTATAACATCTTTTATTACTCTTTTATTTTCTATTTCTTTTTCAACTTTATCTTTAATATTTATACTTCTAAATGCTTCTTCGACAATTTTAATTTGTTGTTTAAAATCTTCATCTGAATTATATTCAGGATTGTTTTTAATTATTTCAATATATTTATCAAAATTTTTAACAAATGAAACCTCTGTTTCTTGTAATTTTTCTTTTTTTTCTAATTTTACTTTTATTTCCTTTATTTTTTCACTAAAATTATATAATTCATTATATTTTTCATTTACTTCTATTTTCTCTGGTTTTAATTTAGATAATAATTCATCATATCTTTTTTTATATTGTCTAATATTTTCATCTCTCTTACTATCATTTATCCATTCACCATTTTTTGTATTAAATAATTCATCATATTTCAATAATTTTTTAGTATCATTAAATTCTTTATTTTCATAAACATTTTCAACAAAATCCTTATATTTTTTTTTTAAATCTTCTATAACTTCCTTTAATTCAGGATATTTAAATTCTTTTTTTAAATCATTATATAATTTTTTTATAAATTCATTTGAATTTAATTTCTTTTTAATATATAATTTAATATTTTTTATAAATTTATTAAAATCATTATTTAAAAAATCTTTTACTGTCTTTTCCGTAAAAGATTTATTATTTTTTATTAAATTACTATCTGGATTTATTTTAATTTTATCCAATAATTCATCATATTTATCATTATATTTTTTTATTAATCCATCTATTCTTCTAATAAATTCATTTATTTGTTCTTCAAATTTATCTCTATTACTATTAAATATTTGAGATATATAAAGTGTCGTTAATTCATCTTTATTCTTCTTATCTTTTTCTTCCACATTATATATTTCCTTCACTTGTCTTAATATTTGAGCATTCGTTATATCAAATTGTTTATCAATTTCATTATTAAATTCTTTAAATGATTTTTGATTATAATTTATATATTCTTTTATATTACCATTTGATAATATATCATTTATTCTTTCAATTAATACAGCAAATTTAATTAAATTATTATCAGTTGTTTCTCTAATATTTGAATAATCATATTTAAATAATTCATCTAATTCTATTAATTCATCTTGATTTTTATTATTATATTCAATGCCATTAATAAGTAATTTATCATTATTTAATGGATCTCTTTCTATATTTTTGATAAAAATATTTTTGATTTCTTTTATATTATCAAATGATAATCCAATAAATTTTGCTATTAATAATTCTAATTTAGATTTATCAACTTCTTTATTAATATCATTAAATATATCAAATAAATCTCTAATATAAGAAGTTGTCATTATCTATTTAAGAAAAATAATTAAATATATGGTATTTCATAATTAGGTTTATAAAAATGAATAATTAATAATATAATAATAACAATAAATAATATAAAATAATAAACATAAATAGACATTAATTTCGAATTACAAATATCATAAATATCAATTACGATTTTTTGAATTTGATTTTGAATTTTATTATATTCCATTTTAATAAATTCGAAAATTTCCTTATTTCCATAAAAACTTTCTCTTAATGAACCTTCAAATTGATAATTATTATCAAATATCATAAGATTATCTATTTTTAAATATAATATTGGATTAATTTTCTTCTTTAATATTTGTATATTCGGTGTATATATCATATTAAATGCTGAAAAAAAATCTTTTGCTTCTTCTAATAAATCATTATCAACAAAATATTTAAGAATTTGAAATGTAAATAATGCTGAAATTATTTTATCTTTATATAATATTCCATTTTTATCTACAAGAGTTTTAAATTTATTATTTTTTAAATTATTTGATGGTGTATGATTACGACTTATATCATCAAATATTGATTGTATATATTCATATAAACGATTAACACTAATATTATATTTCAGATCATTACATTTACCATATATAAATTTATTATCAAATTCATTCTTTTTATTAAGATAATTACATATCTTTTTATTATTAATAAATTCACTATTAATATTTGTATAAAATATACGATTTATTGAATTTAAACCCTTCCCTATATTTGTTATATATACATAATTTAATATATAATATATTATTGCTATTATAATTGATAAATAACAAAATAATATAATATATCTAAAATGTAATTCTTTATTACCTAATATTTTATTAAATATATATAATTTAACAACTACAAATATAGCAGTAGAAACATATGTTAATAACATAAAATCAATAGAAAAATAGTTATTGAAATAAAACATATTTTCTAATTGTCTAAATGAAGGACTATCGGCAAATTTTGGATTACCATTTTTAAAATATCTATATGAACTTAATTTAAAATATAAGGATATATTTTTAAATATTTCATATCCCATCCATAATAAAGATAATATCAAAAATAACCATAAACTTAATATTATAGCATCATTTATAATTCTAATATCATTACAGAATATTGCTGGTTCTTTTAATGTATCTAAATACATTTTTAATAATAAATACCCTTCATTTTTAATAAAATCAATAATTTTTAGAATTATTTTTATTATATCTTCTTTTTTCATTTATTCTAATAATTATAATGATTTAATAATCCATAAAATAATAAATACTATTATTGGAAAGGATAAACGAACCAATAATTCTTGAATTGATGTTAAATCATTTGATGATAAATATTGATTAATATAATGACATCCTATTTTTTCTAATGATATTCCAAGAATTATAACTATTGATAATATAAATAATTTCATAACCTCTCTACGAGACATTACCATTCTATCCCAAAAAGAATATTGATAACTTTGCTGAGGTCTTGGTTGAGATATTTGTATTTGTTGTTCTTGATAAGGATAATAATTAGTGAATTGTTCTGGTTTAGTTGTTTGTCTTGGTTGTGGTTGTTGTTGAGGTGGTGGTTGATATTCTTCCATTTCTTGTTGTTGTTGCGGTGGTTTTTTTTTAGGAGGTGGTTGAGGAGGTAATGGTTCAAAATCCTCTTCAAAAGCTAAATCAAGTGAAGTCATATTCTATAAATAATTAAATATTTTTAATAAATAGAAATGATTGATTATAATAATATTTTAAATTTAATTTCTTTATTACTTGCTTTTATTATTCTCTTTATTATATTATTTGGGTGTAAATGTTATAATCCATCTTCATCAATAAAAGAAAGATTTGAAAATAAAAAAGAAGAAGAAGAGAAAAAAGATAATTTAAGTAAATTTGAAAATACAATATTAGAAGGATTATCATCAGGTTCAATAACAACAAAAGATTTAACTAATTTAATACAAAATAACCAATTTACCGAACAAAATTTAGAAAATTTAATCGGTCATGTAGAAAAATTTAAAGGAGGTATGATAAAATCTTAAACATGCTCTTCATAATCTTCCTCTTCATTATATAATAATTCATTTTTCTTATATGTTTCAAATAATTTATCTCTGGAAAATTCCTCATTATCTTCTTCATCTTCTATTTCATGTTCTTTATTATAATAATTATAATCATTAAAATTATTTTTATAATTTGGATTTAATATCGATTTAAAATCACCTATTAAATTAAATTTAGGAGAATAATAATATATTATATATGTAATTATATGATTTACCCCCTTAAAATCATATAAATTATTATTCGATGCTTCAAATCGAAATGTTAATTTAGATAATTTACCTATTGGATGAAATTCCCTTGAAGGTATTTTCTGTATTTCAAATCTTTCTTCATTAAATCCTATCGTATTTACCTTAAATTTAGCAATTCCAAGATTATAATTATTATATGCCAATGAACCATATGAATGTTCTTCAATTTCCGGAGATCTAATTGTTATATATTTTTCACCTATAAAAAAAACAACACCAGGGGCAGTTATCTCATATCTATCAGATTTCGAATTATAAAAACTATGAAAAATTTTAAGAAATTTTAAATTATTCTGATATTTATTTATATATTTATATTTAATATTATCATCTTCCTTTTTTATATTCGTAGAAAATCCAAGAGTTTCCGCCATAGAACTATCATTCATATTTAATATAAATGGTTTTTGACAAGTAAATGTTATCACATTTGTTAATTCCGGTGGATTACTATATGTAATTATTTCAATCGGTGCCGGATAATTTATCGGATCCTCATTATATTTTTTTAACATTAATGAATTAAATGTAGGCATAAATGTTAATAAATTATAATTACCTACATTCATTTCAAATTTTGTAAATATATTCATATTTGTATTTAAAGGGTCTAATCCATTATTTACAATAAAATCATTTGGACTATTAGCAATATAAATATATAAATTATTATTATAAATATCTAATGAATACATTGTTCTAGGAATACTATAATCAAGTACATCTATACCTATAACATTTTTAAATGGAGTATTCATTTTAATTGAATAAAAATTTGGATCAGGATATCTAAGATAATCTCTATCTTTACTATCAACAATAAATAAAAAACTTTCTTTAACACTATTCTTTTTTAAATAATCTATATCTTCAATCGACATTTATTTTTTTAATTTGTTTTTATTTTAAATATAAATAAATAAAAAATGATTTTCTAATATATATTATAAAATATACATATGAAAGTCTCTATTTATAATAAATTCTTAATTAGAAAATATTTTAATAGACTTAAATATGCGAAACGTGTAAGAGAACAAATTGAAGAAATGAAAATTGATAATTTCGAAGAAATGTGCTTCAATGATGAAGAATGGAATTATTTAATTTAATTTTTTTAATTTTTTATTTATAGATGGCAACAAAGAATTTATTCGAATATTTCCTCGGTTTAATAGGTCAAGTTAAATTATTTCATTTTTCTACTATGAAATACTCTACTCATAAAACTCTCGATGATTTTCACGAAGGTTTAAGTGATTTAATAGATAAATTATTAGAAGTTTATATTGGTCGTTATAATAAACAACCATTAGAAATTTTTGAAATTACAATGAAAGCAACTTCTGATATAAGTAATCTTAAATCTTATTTAAATACCGAAAGAGAAGTTATCCGTGGAATTCGCAATAAGACTTTTAAAAATAATAGCGAAATACAAAATATAATTGATGAAATTATTGCCCTATTTGATAGAACAATTTATTTATGTAATCTAGATTAATTAAATAATCTCTAAACAACATTTATGACCGTTTTCAAATAATAATAATTGATATATATATTTCTTTAATAAATTCTTCGTAATTTTTATATTCGAATTTGTCTGATTTAAATCATTTGATAATATATTTTTAATAGGTACTAAAATATTTGTTATAGAATTTCCATAATGATTTAAAGAAATTATTTCATCTAAATCTATTAAATAATCATTATTATTATAATTAAGCATTTTAGATGCTACTTCTTCAACAAATGCGTGATTTCTCATATATTTATTTATTTAAAAAATTCTTTAAATCAATAATCACTAAATAACATAAAACATAATGAATTATTTGGTCTATTTATTTTTTTTGAAAATTCTGGATTTTTTTTAATATCAGGAATTTTTGAATATTTTATTATAAATTTTGTTAATAATGTGTCATCATATTTATTTGGATACATATAAATTTTTATAAATTCATTTAAATAATTTAATAATATCGTTTTAAATATTATATAACAATATATATTACATTCATCTATCCATTCCTTTCCATCTTGAATTTTAAATATTTGATGACATTTATATAATGAATAAATTAATTCCATTTTATATAATTTTCTAAATTCTATTTTATAATCTATACTTACAAATGCTAATTGTAATATCGTCGCCCATAATTCTATTATTGTCTCATTTAAAATTAATTTCGTACTTTCAGCTATATTAAAATGTTTTTTTAATAATTTATTATTTTCTTCTTTAAATATATCTTGATGTATATTTAAATCATGATGAATTAATTCATGAATAATTACTTTCGGAAATTCTTCTTTTCTAAATATATATATATCATTTCTATTAATATATGTAAAACCACTATTTATATTTTCACTTGTCATTATTCCATCTTCTTTTAATATTTTTTTAGCAGGTGAAGGAATTAAATGAATTGTCATTAATTTTCTTTTTAATATTAAAGAACCTCTTTTAATTACTCTTTTAATAAATTCTATATCTAAATTATCATTTTTATTATAATATAATTTAATTTTTAAATTTTTATATTTTATTATTTTAAATAAATTTATATCATCTATATATGATGATACTTCAGGTATATCATATTTACCTATAAAATGCTTTTTTAATTCTTTTTTAATTTCTTCTATATTCATTCTATTTAAAATTTAATAAAATTGTTTCAATTCTTTAATTATCTTTTTTAAATAATTATCCTTCTTTAAATTTATCGCAGTTTCTAAATAATATATAGAATTATATAAACTTATCTCATCTTTATTCTCATTCATCTTATTATATTTATTTAAAAATGTTTCACATATCCTCGTCGTTATCTCATATTTTAATTTTTTTAAATCTTTATCCTCTATCCATATATTATCTAAATCTTTATAATACCATTTTGATTTATCCTCATCATATTTAAAATATGTTGATATATATTCATCTTTATATACAACAGAGGCAATATCATAATGACATTTATAATTCATTTTTATTTAAAATTATAAACAATTATAATTTTTAAGTTAAATATGATAAATAATCCTTATAAAATTCTTAATATTCCTGAAAATAGTTCGATTGAAGATGTTAAAAAAGCTTATAAAAAAATAGCATTAAATTCTCATCCTGATAAATTAAATAATATCAAAGATGAAAAAGAAAAGAAAAGAAAAATTAAAGATTTTATGGATGCTACTAATGCTTATAATAAAATTCTAAATAATGATGTCGAATTCGATGAAAATTATGATTATAATGATTGGATTAAATCATTTAATGATTTTACTAATAGCGAATTATTTAAAGGAGTTGTTGATGTTATTAAAAAAATGCGTACTAAAATTAAAAAACATTCAATTTCAGTTGATATCAAATATCAAGAATTATTTAGTCCTAATAAAAAAAAATTACGTCTATTTTTAAGAAAATTAGAAGAACCTATTTATATTAATCTTGATTGTTCCAAATATCCATCTCATACTATTAATTATTTTGATGATAATGATGATGAACACGAAATTTTAATTTTAATGGATTTAATTAATGACAAAAATATTAATAATGGATTTTATCATATCGATTCAGATATTTATTTAGATATGGATATTGATATATGTGATTATTTAATTGGTGCTAAAAAAGAAATTGAATATTTTAATAATGAAATTATTGAAATTAATATTCAACCATTCACCTTTATCCATATCATCAAAAATAAAGGTATCAAAAATCAAGGAGACCTAATTATTAAATTTAATATTAAATCAATTGAAAAAGAAAAATGGTACGAATTAATAGACGCAGATAGAAAATCTATGATTGAAATCCTTTCTAAAATTAAAATGATATAAAGAAATGTTTTATTATAAATATCATATTAATAAATGCCTCCTGTGAAAAAATCTGCTCCTACCATTGAAATTCCACCAGCAGTAGTGCCTGTAAATCCTACACCTGTTCCTGTTGTAGATGAACCAAAGAAGAAGGGAGCAAAGGCAGTAGTTGTAAAGGAAGATAAACCAGTAGTTAAGGAAGAGGTTAAGGAAGTAGTGAAGGAAGAAGGAGCAGAAGATAAGGAAGTTGTTGAGGATGTATTTAAGGTTCTAGTTGATAAGATTTCAAGTCTAACTACTCTTAATAAGGAAATTCAAGTAGCACTCAAACAAGTTTCAAAGGATTATGACAAACTTAAAAAAATTGTTGATAAAATTCAAAAGAAACGTGAAAATGCTCGCAAGTCTCCTTCTGGTTTTGCTAAACCAAATAAGATTAGTGATGAACTATGTGATTTTATCGGCGTTCCATATGGAACTGAAAAATCACGAACGGATATCACACGATTTATTAATAGTTATGTGAAGGAACATAATCTTAATAAACCTGATAATAAACGTATTATTCTTCCTGATGATAAACTTAAAAAAATCCTTAATGTTAAGGAAGGTGATGTAGTTACTTTCTTTGTTCTTCAACGACTAATTTCTCATCATTTTCCACCAAAGAAATAAAAAATCAAATAATATGAATTTTATTTGAGACATAATTAATTCTCAATAAATTCTTTATTTTTCTCATAAATAAATTATCTACTTTTTTATTTATCTTTTCTGAATTATCAGAAAATTCAATAAATTCATTATTATTCTGTGAATTTAATAATCCAATTGATGTATCAATGAAACAAGATTTCATCTAAGTTATCTTTATTTATAATTTATTAATCAATTATTTTTTTTTATTCATTTAAATCAATACGATTTCCTTTTAAAAATACTAATTGATATTCATTCCATAATACATTTCTATATTTTGAATACATTAAATCTGATAAAAATTTCTTATTATATTCATGTGGTTTTTTCTCTCTAAATGTAAAATCAACCCCTTTATAATAATTACATAAAGCACCTATATTCCATCCATTATCTATTATATGTCTCGACATTAATATTTCTTTTTGTTGAATACATTCATCTTTATTTGTTGTATTATAATTTAATATAAATATTTTTCTATCTATTAAAAAATTTAATGTAGATTTATTCATACAAAAAAAATACGATTGAACATGACTCAGAAATAACGGATCTCTCTCTGTATTTATCGTAATTCCATATAATTTCACATTATTATCCTCATTTAATCCATTTATAAATATTGAAGTCCATCTATCTTTATAATAATCCGGTATAAACATACCCGTAACCGATGAATTAAGAAATATAAAATATTCATAATTTTTATATAATTCATCTCTTAATATTGCCTCACTCCATCCTCCAAAATCAAATCCTAAATTATTTCTTCTTATTATCTTCACATATGACGGCAAATTTAAATTTTCTTTATATCCATTTGATATAACTATAAAATCTACATTATCGTCTTTAAATATACATTTATTAAAAAAAAGTTCAACTCTTTCATTTATCTCATGAAATACATATAAAACTAATATTTTTCCCATATTGATTTATATAAAAATAAATTTATAAGGTTTATATGATTTTTTTATATATTATTGATATTAATTCTTTTAATTTTTCTGATGAATATCCTAATTTATTAAATGATGTTTTATTATCTATTATTAAACTCATATATAAATCCATTACAATATTTTTAACCTTTGCCCCATATTGCTTTTTTGAACTCATAAATCCCCTTATCTTATCATTCTCATTAAAAAATTCCAATAATAATTTTTCTATATCCGTATTTATTCTATATTTATGTTTATTTATTTCCGTCGATTTTTCTAAATCCCATATCACAAATATATATCCTAAATTTCTTATCTCACATTTTTTATCTTCATACATATATTCAAAATTTTTATTTTTTTTTGATATCTTATGATATAAGAAATTTCCTGAATGACTATCATTATGTATTTTCCCTGTTATTCTATAAAAATCTATTAATGACATTAAACATTGATATAAAGCATTTATTATTAAATCATCATTATCATAATTATCATTTAAAAATTGTTTTAAATCTCCATCAGCAAGTTCATTAAAATATATTATAAATGGATTTTTTATAAATTTATGAAATATTGTCGGATATTTTTCATAATCTTTTATAGGTTCATATATATTATATGAATATAATAATGGAAAATTATTACTTTTATTTTCAATTACTGCCCTCGTAACTGTCTTAAATGTATCTAATTCATTTGTCTTATTTTTATTATATTTTGTAATTTTTATAGCAATTTTATAATTTTCAATCTCTCCCATTAATATTAAACCATTTTTACTTTCACTACCTATCTTTTTTATAATCTTAATATTTCCTATATATATATCCTTCCCATCTATTTTTAATTCTCCCACATCTTTTATCAAAGATTTAATCTTTTTATAATTATCAATTCTCTTCTCATCTTCATCATTAACTTTTGATTTTTTCTCAACCTCTTCCTTAACCACTTTTGGAGGTCTTCCTCTCGATTTCTTTATAACCTCTTCCTTAACCACTTTTGGAGGTCTTCCTCTCGATTTCTTTATAACCTCTTCCTTAACCACTTTTGGAGGTCTTCCTCTCGGTTTTTTAATAACTTCTTCTTCCTTAACCACTTTTGGCGGTCTTCCTCTTGGTTTTTTTTCCATTATAATTATTATATATATATTTTATCATTTTTTGTAAAATTAAATATATAAAAGAATTATTAATCTATTTTAATTAATAATGGATGATAATTATTTAAATGATGTTTGGTCTCTTTATTTCCATGATCCATATGATATGAATTGGGAAGCAAACTCATATAAATTCATCACAACTATTAGCAGTATTGAAGATTTTGTAAATGTTTATAAATCTTTTAATGATTTATGGATTAGAGGAATGTTTTTTATTATGAGAGAACATATAACACCACGCTGGGAAGATGATAATAATAAAAATGGTGGTTGTTTTTCTCTTAAAATAAATAAAGAAGATGTTATCGAAAAATTATTCGAATTAACTTCATTAATTATTGGTGAAACTCTTGGAAAAGATGATTTAATTTCGACTAATATAAATGGTATATCTATTAGTCCAAAAAAAAATTATTATATTATTAGAGTTTGGATTAAATCTAATCAAAATATTAATAAAGATAATTATAATTTTAATCTCCCTTCTTATTCAACTCTAATGTATAAATCACATATAGATTATATATAAATATTATTATCATTAATTATTTATTATAAAAATGATTGATAACCTCTATTCTATTATTATTAATAATCCTATTATAATAGAAACCTTATTTAATCTTGAAACATACGAATTAACAACTATAAATCCTAATAAAAGAATAATTATTAAAAAATCTAATTTTGATAATATTTATAAATATATTCCTATTCTTAAAGATTTTTTTAATGAAATATTTATAAATGATAATGAATTTTCTTATATTATTACAGAAACTTTTGAAATAGATTATATAAAATATGAAATTAAATTACATAAAAATAATATTTTTGATAATTATGATTATTTATATAAATTTAGCTTTTTAATTTATTTATCATTTGATAAAAATAATAAAAATAAAATTAATATCCATCTCGAAAATAATAAAATTAATACTTATGACAAAAATTTAATAAATCAAACTATTATTTATATTATCACAAATTATCTCGAAAATGAACAAATGGAATTTATTAAAATTAATACAATCAATAATAAATTAAAACCCATCTTCTCATCTCTTAATCCTCATTCTTTTGAGCTAAACATAATCTAACAGTTCCCATTGATGCTATCGAATATTGAAGAATTATTGGATACGCATTTTTTAAATATATCTCAACTGATGATGATAAATTAGTACATTTCGTAAATATACTTAAATATTTTAAACTAAATACTCCTTGAATAACTTCTTTCGTCCCTTCCTTAACCATTTCATTATTTTTCCTCATATTAATATTTTGCGATTTCTCTGTTCCTAATATAGTTTCTTGACAACAAAATTCGCCTTGACAACTTAATATTAATTTATCATTCTCATTCTTAATCTCTATAAATTCTGCCAAATTGTGCATATCTCTTATAATTTTCTGTAAATATGATGAAGGCATCGTTATTATCGTATTAAAATCCTGTGGAGGTATATCTACATTCACAACATCTATATCTAACATAGATAATTTATATGTTGTCTTCACATTTCTTTCCCCATTTTCAATCGTAATTCCAAGAATATTTGGATCATTTTTAAGAATAAATAATGATAATATATCGCTATTTGTAATCGTCTTTATTAACATATGAAATTTAAGCATATTTATTCCTACATATAATTTCTTCTCACAATAATATCTCTCGAATTTTTCCGCTTCTAATTTTAAATGAATTAGAACAATATGAGTATTATCTAATGCTATTATTTTCATCCCTGTATCATCAAATTCTAAATTAACATCCATTAATATCTCCTTCATCGCATCTATCACTAATTTTATTGTTGATGCTTGAATTGTTTTTATATTCAATAAATATTCACTATTATTGATATTATTATTCATATTAAAAATAATTATTATTCTTTCTTTAAATCATTAGAAAATAACAAGTTTCATTTTTATGATTTATATATATATTTAGATTTATCATCTTCTCTTATTTCCTGTTGTTTTGAATTAATTAAAATTCCCATTGTATCATTAAAATTTTGAAATGTTGGATTATTAATCGTTCTAAATCCTTTACTTAAAAATTTATCCATTGTACTTGGTTCTTTTTTTTTATTCATACTTTTCTCTTTTTCCGTCTGGGTATTTATTATATTATATAATTCATTATAAGTATATGTCTCCATCTTAATTTATAAATATAAAAAAATGATATATTTATAATATTTAAATTATTAATAATGTCCTCAAATATTATTGATACTCTCGATAATTTTATTGATTTCTCTAATATTTATAATAATGATTTTATTAGTATATATTTAATTAATAAAAATATTATAATTGAAACAGATTTAAATTATTATCCATTTATATTATTCAAAAATCATTATAGATTTAATGAAAACTTAAAATATAATATTATAAATTTAATTAATCTAATTAAAAAAAATTTAAATGATTATTCTGATTATGAAATTATTGATAATACTAAATGTTTAATTATTGATACTATTTGTAAAATAAATCCTAATTGTTTATGCCCTATTATCTATAAATATAAATTAAATTTTAATTATAAATATTATAATCAACATAATATTATTAAAAAAATAATTGATGCTGGTAAAATTCAAGAAGATTTTAATAAATCCATTGAATTAAAATTACAAATTCAAGATGATTTTAATAAATCTATCGAAAAACATTTTAAATATAATAAATTTAAATTATATATATCATTATTATTATTTATTTCTATTAATTCATTTATTTTCTTGAATTTTAAATTATAAATTTTTTTTACATATTTATATTAAATGCAAATATTTGTTAAAACTCTCACTGGTAAAACTATGACATTAGAAGTCGAATCTTCTGACACTATCGATATGATTAAATCAAAAATTCAAGATAAAGAAGGTATCCCTCCCGATCAACAAAGACTTATTTTTGCCGGAAAACAATTAGAAGATGGTAGAACATTATCTGATTATAATATACAAAAAGAAGCAACTCTTCATTTAGTTCTAAGATTAAGAGGTGGTTAAATTATTACCCCGCATCTTTTTCATCATCTTATTCATTTCCCCGTCAAATATATCACATGTCTCTCTTATTTCACCCCATTCCTTCTGTTCTTTTGTCTGTTCCTTTATTGTATCCTTTATATCCCATAATTCCATTAAAGAATTCATATAATTATTATTATTCTTCTCATATATTTCTTTTATTAATTCTTCACTTATATTCGCTGGCGCTTGTCTTATTAATTCATCCATATCTATTTTAATTTAGATAATAAAAAACAAAAATATATTAATTAACTCTCAAATTTGATGAGTTAATTTCCATTTTTTAACTTTTTATATATTTCCTGTAATCTATTACATTCTCGCAAAAAATCCCCACTACTAATTTCATCCATTTTTTCATATAATTCCTCCATCTCTTTCTCAATATCGCTTATTGTTAATTTCTTATTATTTGGAACACTCTGACTCCCTCTCATCAATTTTAAATGTTTATTTGTCAGCATATGTTTCTTCAAATAGTATCTACCAACATAACAACCACAAGCACAGCAAACTGTTGAAGCAGTCGGCATTAGCGAGATAAATATTTTAAGAATATATTTAAATCATTTTAATTATATTTTATTTTTAGTTTAATACAAATATTCATTTTTCTCATTTATTTATAAAAAGAGATGAATTCTCATATAAATAATAATACTACTTCAAGAAATTTTTTACAAATTCTTGAAATATTACCTTCATATACCAATGGCAACTTCACATATTTACAAAATAATTATGCCTATTTAATATTTAATTCTAATGGTTCTGTTCTATTTAAAGAAGATACTCCTTGCGAAATATTAATTGTCGGTGCCGGTGGTCGTGGTGGTAGTCTTTCAACTTTTGGAGGTTCAGGTGGTGGCGGTTGTGGTGAAATTAAATATTACCCTTCTTTCTTATTATCCTCAAATAATTATGATATTAATATCGGTATTGATAGTGCTGATAGCAATCTACGAATTTCTAAAATTATTAATAAAAATAAAGAAATTATTATTAATTCTATTGGTGGCGGTGATGGTGCCTATTGGGATGGTTCTTCATATGGTTCTATTCAACGATTTCCACCACAATCTTTCACATCAAATACACCCATTTTATTAACTACTTATAATAATAAAACTTGTTATAAATCTACTATTATCGTTAATTCTAACTCTTATGATATTTATTATAGTTCTAAATTTAGTTCATATGATGCTATTAATCTATTTAATTGTTTAGAACCATCTAATGTAATCGAAACCGTCTTTCAAAAAAGTCAATATAATACTCTATCACCATTTACTTATATTAAATCAAATTTTCTTTTTGAAAGTACATATAAAGGCGATTGGGTTTTTATAAAATTACCCATTCCTATATCCCTAACATCCTATTCTTTCTTTCAAAATACAACTGAACTCGGTGGATCACCTAATAATTATAGAATTTATGGTTCTATTGATGGCATTAATTGGACTATTATTACTTCAAGAAGTTCTAGCGTTCCTCTTTCATATTCATCTTATAAATTTACTGATAATAATTTATCAACAAATATACCTCCATATTTATATTTTGGTTTAGTCGTTAATTCCATTCTTAATAATATCGGTTATCTAAATTTTAATGAATGGGTTTTATATGGAAAACCTATTATTATTACTCCTCCTACTTTAAATGGCGGTAATTCTATTTTTAATCTTCCTTCTAATCAAATTCAAGGAGGTTTCGGTGGTTCTTATTCAAATCTTAATTTAATTAAAACTATTCAAGAAGATAATACATCTATTTTTATCCCTTACGATAATCATTTCTTCAAAATTAATAAAAATCCTATTAATACCTATTTAAATTCTGGAATTTATTCAGCAATTTTTAATGAAGGTATTATCACATTTAATAATCAAACATATTATTCTTATCCTGTTTTAACAACAGATCCGGTACATTGGTTTAAATTTAATTCTAATTCTGGTTTTAATGATAATCTTATAATTTCTGGTAATATTACTAAAAATATTAATGATATATATTTCGAATATGGTTCTTATTTAACACCTACCATTACACAATTATCAAATAATAATGGTATCTCAATATCTTTCTGGATTAAACCTGAAATTTCAATCGGTGATTATCTATGGATTTTTAAAACTACTGATAATCCTAATGAATATATCTCATTTCATCAAAATCAATTCAAAATATCTAATAATGGTGTTATCACTTCTGTAAATTTCTCTAATAATATTCTCGACGGTTTATATCATCATTTCGTATGTTCTATAAATCCCTCCGGTAAAATTTATGTCGCTTGTGATGGAATTTATTATGAAAATTCTTCTTTAAATCCTTTTATTATTAAATCATATATAAATGGAACTATTGGCAAATTCTTTCAAGGTTATATGAAAGATTTTAGAATTTATCTTAAAACACTCGATTTAAATGATATTAAAGAATTATTTAAAGGCAGAATTGAAATCTTCTATAATAGATATAGTGAATTAATTACCACTACAAATATTCAAATTGGTTCTGGTGGTATTGGTGGAACTTCTAATTCAATACCTACTATTAAAAATTTTTATGGTGATGGCGGTGATGCTAATAATGGTCTTGGATTTAATGGAATAATTATTATTAAATATCCATATCCTTATTTTAATACAATAATAACTCCTTATAAATTTCCTAATTCACAATTTCTTAAATTTAGTAGTTCAAATAATCCCTCTGGAATTTCTTTTAAACTTCTTCAAAATTATAATGATAATCGTTTATTTTCTATTGATAATTTAAATTTTCTTATTTCTTCAAATGCTCCTTATATTTATTCAACTTCTAATATAAATATTAATGGTTTATATATTAATTCTAATAATATAGGTTTTGGTACTAATAACGGAATTAATAATTCATTATCTATTAATAATTTCACAATTCAAAAATATAATTCTAATATATCTTTTATTAATTCATCCGGTTTTATAGGTATTGGTACTACAAACCCTATAAATTTTTTTGATATTCGTAATAATGTTTCTATGTCTAAATTAAATATTGGTTCTTTCTACAATTCAAATAGTAATTTAAATATTTTTGGTAATAGTATCATAACAGGTTATGCTAATATTAGTAATTTAATTCTTAATGGTATTATCTATAAAAATAATGGTATTCCATATATTGATAGTGGTTGGACTACTATAAATAATAATATCTTCAATTCTTATTCTGTTGTAGGTATTGGAACCACTTTTCCTCGTTTTCAAAATCGTCTCGATGTATTTGGAACAATCAAATGTAATGAAGTTAATGTAAATGGTGCTATATTAACTAATGAATTTATTCGAAAATCTGGTACAACTGTTGAAACTATTTATTTAGGAACTTTAAAAACATCATATGGTGGAACTGGTAATAATTCATTTACTTCTAATCAAATTCTCAATTCTTCTATTCTTTGGTCTAATAAATTATTAACAGTTTTTGGAAATTTAAATAATTGTAATATGAATAATGAAAGACTTGTTCTTAATGATGGTATTAGAATTGGTAATATATTAATTAATAAATTTGGTATTAGTAATAATTATGAAAATAGTAATATTATTATTAGTAGTAATTTATTTATAAAATCTAATATTGGCATTGGTACTACTAATCCTTTAAATATGCTTGATATTCGTGGTAATATGAATATTAATAAAAATCTAATTTTAAATAATATAAGTAATAATGAATTTTTAAATGGGAAAATTTTGAATGTTAGTAATATTTCTATCGAAAATACAGGAAAAATTAATAGATATTTGAGTAGATGGGGAAATAATAATAATTATATGGCATATGTTGGTATTGGAACAACTAATCCACAAAATTCTCTCGATATATATGGAAATTTAAAATTAAATGGTGTTTTAAATATTAGTAATATAAGTAATAATTTAATATTAAATGGAGTTTTTTTAAATATTAGTAATATCTATATTGAAAATTCAGTTATTACTTATAAAAATAATAATAATTTTATTGGTAGTAGATGGAGTTTAAGTAATTCTAATATTATTTATAATTCAGGTTTTGTTGGAATACGAACAAATATTATTGATAGTAATTTAACTATTAATGGAAATGTTGCCATAAAAGGTTTTTTAAATATGAATAGTTCAAATATAAGTAATATTAATTGGTTTAATGGAAAAATTCTAAATATTAGTAATTTACGATTTTTAACAAATTCTTCTGGTATCATAAATTTTATTAATGGTAATACTTTTAATCTTAATAATTGGACTTCTTATGATGATAATACAAATACTTTATTTCAAACTTTTAATTATACCGGTACTATCCAAACTTTTAATGTTCCTGCTGGTGTTTCTTCTATAAATATTTATTGTTGGGGTGCTGGTGGTGGTAGCGGTAGTACTTATAATAATCAAGCAGGAGGTGATGGTGGTTTTGTTAAAGCAACTTTAAATGTTTCTTATATATCTTCATTAAAAATTATTGTAGGTCAAGGTGGTAGAAAAGCTGTAAATGCTAGCTCATCTGGATCAGCATTTGGTGGTGGTGGTTCCGGTTATGCTGGTGGTGGTTGGGAATTAGGCGGAGGAGGTGGTTTATCGGGTATATTTGTAGATAATGCGAATATGACTGTTACTGGAACAAATATTAATACAAATGCTATACCTATTATTATATCAGGTGCTGGAGGTGCTTCTGGTGGATATAGTGGAATTACTACAGCATTTCCCGGTGGAAATGGTGGTTCAAATACAGGTAATGATTGCGGAACAGGATCAGAAGGAGGTAAAGGAGCAACTTTATCAGCAGGAGGTTTAGGAGGAACAGGAACAGCTGGTGCTGATTCATTTGGTATTCAAGGAACATTATTTAATGGTGCTAATGGAAATTCAAGATATGGTGGTGGTGGTGGTGGTGGTTATTATGGAGGTGGTGGTGGTGGTTTTGGTAATAGTATAGTTGGAGGAGGTGGTGGTGGTTCATCATATTTAAATACGACAAATTATCAAATAACAAATATTACAAATTTAAAAACACTTACAAATAATTCAAGAAGTCCTCCTGGAACTACTGAGAAATATTATCAATCTGGAATAGCAACAGGAGCAGTAGCAGGATTAAATAATGGTGGAGATGGTTTAATAGTAATTGAATATTTAACAAAGAAATCATATTATAATTATGGATATGTTGGAATAAAAACAATTTCAAATCAATCAAATTCAATTGATATCAATGGAGATTTAAATTTATCTGGAAATATTACAAATTCAAATAATCAATTATTTAATTTCGAAAATTTTTCTGGTTCTATTACAACAAATCCTGTTGTAAATATTATTAATAATTCTTTTAATAATTCATATGGATATTATCAATTCACAAGTATTACAAATACTATAACATTTAATAGAGATATATTATGCGATGTTCTTGTTGTTGGTGCGGGTGGTAATGGTGGTTCTGGTGCTTATTCTGGTGGTGGAGGTGCTGGTGAAGTTATATATCAACCAAATTATTTATTCCAAAAAGGTTCATATGTTTTAACAGTTGGAACAAGTTCAACTGATATTAATAATAGAATAAGTAAAATTACAAAAGGAAGTACAGATATATTTAAAGCATTAGGAGGTGGTAATGGAAATGTTAATGTAATTTCTATAACTGGAACTGGTAATTCAATTGTAACCGGAACAGGAAATTCAATTTATTTAGCAACAGATAATGAATATTTTAAATATGCTTTTTTTGCTAATACTGGAACTTTTAAAATTGACAAGGATATGGTTTGTGATATTTTAATTGTTGGTGGTGGTGGTGGAGGTGGTAGAAATGATGGATGGGAAGGTGGTGGAGGTGGTGGTGCAGGTGGTGTTGGTATTGGAACAATTAATTTAAAAAAAGATATAACATATAATATAACAATTGGTTCAGGTGGAAATGCTTCAACAAATGGCGGAGATACAACAATAATTGGCGATTTAATTAATGAAAGAGCATATGGTGGTGGTGGAGGTGGATGGGGACCGGGAAATAATGGTGGTTCAGGTAGTGGTGGTACAGGTAATGGACAACAACGACCAGGAGGTACTGCAACAAAAGGATTATCTTCATCATCAGGATTAAATGCTAATATAATTTATTATGGAAATGGCGGTGGAACTGGTAATTGGGATTCTTGTGGTGGTGGCGGAGGTGGTGCCGGTAATGCGGGAAATAGTAATGGAAATGGTGGAAATGGTATTCCATCATCTATTACAGGAACATCAACATATTATGGTGGAGGAGGAGGCGGTGCTGCAAATAGATATGGAGGATCACCAGGTTCAGGAGGACTTGGTGGAGGTGGTACAGGTGGTAATCGAAGTAATCCAGCATCAGGAATATCAAATACTGGAGGAGGTGGTGGTGGCGCTTCATTTATAGATGGTGGAAATGGTGGTTCTGGTGTAATTATTATAAGATTTTTATATTTTACAAATAATATAATTACAAAATCAATTTATAATTATTTACTATCACAACGAACATTATTAATAAATTATTATAATCAAATTATTTTAACTAATGGAACATATAATATTAATTTTAATAATGGAAGTATTTATATCGGCGATAATTCTTTATATGTTGCCCCTTGGGGTGCTTATTTTGCGGATGATTGGTCTAATACTACTCTTTTAGATAGTTCAGGTAATGGAAGACATGCTACAACATCCGGAACTATAACAAAAACAACAGGAAGCGGTAATGGAGCAACAGGTGCAATTACATATATTAGTGGAGGAACATCAGCAACTGTTAGTTGGCCTTCTGGAAGTATTCCAGCAAATTTTACTATTTTAAGTTTGACGAGATATAATGGTGGTTCAAGAGGTAGAATTCTTAATGGTAATACTGGTAATTGGTTACATGGTCATTGGTCGAGTGGTAGAGGTGTTGCTCATTATGAATTTTTTGTAACCCCCGGGACATCAATAGGTATTTTAGATGATTGGGTTTGTACTATTGGAAAAAATAGTGGTTCAATATCTAGTAATATATTAGTTGATGGTGTAGGGAGAGGTAATGCTACTGGTGGAACAGGAGGACAAGATTTAAGAATTAATTTAGGTAATATTAATGAAGTTAGTGATTGGGCATTATGTTGTGTTATTATTTATAATAGTATTCTTTCTGATGATTATATGATTAAATTAAATAATTATATTAATACATATAAATCAACTGGAAATATATTAGATCTTAAATCGAATATTTTTGGTATTGTTAATAATTCTTATCCTATTATAAAAGATGAAAAACAATATCCTCCTAAATTATATGATAGTTCAACAGCGCAAACATCAATAACTGGAGAATTAACTAATATATCTCCTACAACTTTTTATAAAGAAACATTTACTATAAATTCATATTCAAATGGTTATGGTATAGGAATATATACAATATATACATCATCTATGTATGATAGTGGTGCTGGAAGAATAAATTTATTTAATTATAATAATTCTGATGATGCTCCTCATTGGAGTGCTTCTAGTTATACAGCACCAAATGGAACTTATCCAGGTTCTAGTTATATAGTTAGTGGATATACAGGTGATTGGATTATTATAAAATTACCAATTCAAATAATATTAACATCTTTTTCATTTTATTATCGTCCATCTTTAATTTCAAGATGTCCATCATTATGGAAATGTTATGGTTCAAATGATGGTATAACATTTACAGAAATTACAGAAGCATCAAATTCTAGTATAGAATTAACATTTATAAATTATTCATTAGGTTATTATAAACAAATACTTAAATCATTCTCTACCCTATATTCATATATAGGATTCGTATTTAATAAACTTATCGGAGGAAATGCTAATGCTTATATATTAAATTTTAGTGAAATACAATTATTTGGAAGAGAAACAAATTCAATTATTGATCCTTATATTTGGTATAAATTTGATGATAGTTCTACTAATATGCTTATTGATACTATTAACGCAACTAATAATCTTATTAATAATAATACTACATATGATAATATAAATTTTGTTAAAGGTACTGGAAGTATAAAATTTACAGCATCTTCATCTCAATATGCTTTATTACCAAATAATTTTAATTGGAATACTATAAATACTACAAATGGAATAAGTTTTTCTTGGTGGGCAAGAAATAATAGTTCTTCTGGTTCATGGGCAAGAATATGGGATTTTGGAATTAAAAATACAACAAATGCTACTCAAGGAAGTAGATATATAATGGTTTCTAAACTTAGTACAGGAACAGATCATAGATTTGAAATAACTAATCCTGCTGAAAATTCTACAGGTAATTCTTATTATTTCGATACATCAGGAGTTAATTATTTTGATAGTACATGGAGACATTATGTTTGGACTATTAATCCAACTGGTATTTGGAATATTTATATTAATAATATAAAAATTTTAGATAACACTCAAAAAATAGTAATACAAACAATGACACAGGCAAATGTAATTAATAATTTTGGAAGATCTTTATTTACTAATGATGGATATTATGATGGTAATATAGATGATTTTAGAATTTATAATTTAGTTTTAACTCCAAATCAAGTAAATGAATTATATAATGGGAGAGTTGAAATTAGTCAATCAACATCTTCTGTTATAATTAGTTCAGGAGGTTCTGGTGGAGGAAGTTATTTAAATAAAAATAATCAATCTGTGGCAATGACTAAATGGAATAATCTTTATTCATATGTATCTAATGGATTAAATGGAACTACTTTAAAAGGTGGTGATGGTGGTTCTTCATTATTTAAATCAACTTATAATTTAACTGGTACTAATCAATTAATTGCTTTTGGAGGTTTTGGTGCTACTGCTTCTTCAATAGCAATTTCTAAAAGTATAAATGGAAGTGGTGGTGATGGTAATGGAGGTTCTGGTGTAAGTGGAATTATTATAATTAAAATTCTTAAAAATATACAAAATTTTAATCTTATTAGAAATTATTTATTTAATAATAATATTTATAATTATTCAATTTTAAAAGATATTATTCCGACTGCTTGGTATAAATTTGAAGATATTACTAATCTTGGTAAAGATGATTTTAATATTTATAATTTTACTAATTATAATTCCGTTAGTTATAATTCAACTAATTTTATTAAAGGTTCTGGTTCAGCATCTTTTGATGGTACTTATAGTAGATATTTAAATGGAACTGGTGTAAATATTAATAATAAAAGTTTTAGTATATCTTTCTGGATTTATCCAACAAATTTAAATAATTGTTTTATTTATTCTAGTGATAATTCGAATCCAACTATAAGAACTGCTTTACATATTGGATATAGAAATTCTACTAATTTTACATTTGCTTTTTGGGGTGATGATTTAGATATTACTATATCAAATCATTTAAATGTCTGGAATTTTTTTACATTAACTTATAATATATTAAATAATGAAAAAATAATTTATATAAATGGAATATTAGTAATATCAGGAATTTCAGGCGGTGCTCTGAATTGTCCGCAAAATTATAATATTGGAAGAGGTTTTATGGGAGATAGTTATTATTCAGGTTTAATGGATGATTTTAGAATTTATTCAGGAATAGTATTATCAAAATCACAAATAATAGAAATATATGAAAATTCAAAAATAAATTTTATTATTAATGGTAATTTAATATCTATTGGTTGTAATTTTATTGCTCCAATAAATGATTATCCATTATTAACATATGGAAATAATAATATAATAAATCCATTTGTTTGGTATAAATTTGATGATTCAACTAATCTTGGAAAAGATGAAATGAATAATCATAATTTAGTTAATACTGGTATTGTTGAATATTATTCAGCTGATTATAAATATGGTTCAGGTAGTTCAAAATTTAATGATTTAAATCAACAATATTTGATTAAGAGTAATTCTTTTAATTTAAATTCGAAAGATTTTAGTATTTGTTTTTGGATAAAACGAGATTCAAATAATAAACATGATGAAATAATGATTATTGGAAATAATAAATCATCATTAAATTTAATAGATATTGCTATATATAGTACAAATTTAATAGCATTTAATTGGTGGGCAGAAGATTTTGTTACTGATATTGGATATTCAGATGCTGGTTCATGGGTTCATCTTTGTTTTACATATAAAACAGGAATAAAATATAAAAGTATATATCGTAATGGAGTTAATATAAAATCGGGAACAACAGCGAATGAAGTTTTAACTAATAATGAAATACGGATTGGAGCAGATATAAATTTGAGAGCATTTAAAGGTTTATTAGATGATTTTCGTATATATGATTTTACATTAACTGATACACAAATTCAACAAATATATAATGATACAACATATACTATATTAAATAATTATCAAAATAATATATATTCATCATCATCATCAAATTTCACTAATCCATTTATAATAACATCAAATAAAAATATTGAATTATTATCATATACGAATAATACATCAAATTCATTATTATTACAATCAAATATAAATATTATAATAAATAATAATAATGTATCAACTATTAATTCAAATATTATTACTATTAAAAATTCATTAGATATTAAGGGAAATTCTGGAACTATAACAAATCAAGGAGGGGCATTTATAACAACGAGTATAACAACACCATATGATTATTCGAATTATTATAAACCAGAATATACAACATTTTCATTAAGAACTGTTGATAATATTATATGTGGTAAAAATAGTTATGCGTTAAGTGATAATAGAATTAAAAGAAATATTAATGATATAAATGATGAAAAATCTTTAAATATGATTTTAAAAATTGAACCAAAAATATATAAATATATAGATAATATAGGAAGAACAAATTCTAATGTATATGGATTTATAGCACAACAGATAAGAGATGTTTTACCAGAAGCAACAGAATTAACATCTAAATATATTCCGAATATATTTAAATTGGGAAAAATAAATAGAAATATAATTAATTTAAGTGATGAGGATTTAAATAAAATAAATATAGGAGATGAATTACAAATATATACAAAAAATAATTCATATGAAGTTAAAATAATATCAAAATATAATAATGGAATAATAATAGATAAATATATTTATGAGATAGATATATTTATATATGGAGTTAAAATCAAAGATTTTCATATAATAGATAAAAGTTATTTATATACATTAAATATATGTGCTACACAGGAATTAGTAAGAATTCTAGAAGGACTTAAAGAACGAATAAATAATCTTTAAAAGATTTTATTTAAAGCTTTTTTGGGGTTCCATTCAAAAATATATTTATCTTTATTTTTTTTTAATTTTTGAATATCAATTGAATATGATTTTAAATGTTTTATATTATTATTATCAAATTTATTTATTGGAAATGAAATTTCTATTCCTAATTCATTTGATTTATATGGATATTCATTACCATGTAAAATTTCTTGTGGATGAATACATGCCTTTTTTATACATGTTTTAGGGTCTATTTCCATTGGAACACCATCACTACCTAAACTATAAAGATATTTATATGAAATATCTTTTTGTAATTCGTAAATATGTAAATAACATTCGATATAATTAGATGATTTTTCATTTATTTCTAATGCTATCCATATTGATATTACAAAATCTAAACCAAAATAAATAACTTCACTTTTATCATTTGAAGATTTAAGAATATATGGATCTTTAAATATTGAACATCTAAATAATAAAGTTCCTTTTGATAATTTATTTTTATTCATATAATACATATCAATTATTTCATATAAAATTTTCCAATATCTAGTATTTCTATTTATTAAAGGTCCGTCATATTTCCCCTTATCTATGTTAATAATAAAATTAATATTTTTTAATTTAAAATTATGATGAGGCGGATAAATTAATAATGAATTCATTTAATATTATATTATTTTTCTTTTTCATAAATAATAATATCTTTTATATATGGTGTTAAAACATCTTCAACAATTAATAAAGGATTAAATTCGTCATGATTCATAAATATTTTTAATAATTGTTCTGAAAAACCAGAAATCATAGCAGTTCCTTCAACATTACAATTAACAGGAAATGTTTCATCATGATCTGAATTTAAATTCCAGAATATAAATTTAGGAGGTGTATAATTATTTTTTTTATATATTTCTATGATATGATTATAAGTTGTATTTAAATCATCTTCATTATTATTTGCTTTATCAAATTGCATATCTGTTAATACAAAAATCTTTTTTGGCATTTTTTCATCAGGAATTGAAAACATATTTCCTAAATTAACAATCAATTTAGAACAAGATATAAAATTTGTATTAAATCCAACAGGTATTTTTAAAAGTTCTTTATAACATTTAAATAAACTATCTGAATTTAGATTAACAATTGTTGGTATTTCACTAAAAGAAATTATCTTTTTATTAAATGAACCTTCACAACACATTGAAATTAAAATACCAAGTGAAATAGCACATCTCGCAGGTATATCACCATTACTAGCATTAAACATAGAACCTGACATATCAATTATAGGAATAGCATTTTTTAATATTCCAGAAGATTTAATATTATCAACAATTGTTTTCCATTGTAATTCAATTGTTTCATTTTCTTCATCATTATCTAAATAATATTTTAATAATTCATGTGGAAGAATTCCTGTAACATTTATTTTAGCTTTACCATTACGAACATCTTCAAGATATTTAATATATCTATCTTTATCATGTTTAACAAATGCGTCTAAATATTTCTTAGAAGCAATACTTGGAACATTTGAATATGTAATTTTATCCCATTCATTATTACACATCATAGTTTCTACAATTTGAATTTTCTTTCTTAATGGAACTAAATATTCCTTTCTATATTTTTCCATTTTATATTTATCATCATATGAATAAAGAATAGATGCTATTTTATGTGCTAATTTTTTTCTTTTATCATTTCTATCATTTTCACTTGGTGCCCATTTAGCACATAATGATATTGGTTTATCTTCATTCAATAAATTTATATCTTCTTTTAATTTATTAGCAATTAATTCTAATTCAAAATTTATTTTATTTACAAAATATGAAATATATAATAAATCTTTCCAACATCCATATTTATTTATATAATTCATAATATTTAATTTATATGTTTCTGGTTTTTTAACTCTTAACCATAACATACATTGATTTGAAATCTTTTTTTCTTTTTTACCATTTACTCTATCTCTACCATTAAATATAATCGCTATTGTTTGATATGGATTTATCTTCCAACATTCCTCTAAATATTTATAATTTATATGTGTTTTTAATGTTCTCGAATACATCATAAAATAATCTACAATTACATTTCCTGATGTTTTAAGAGACATAGCACCATTTTCAGTATATGTTATATCAGACATTATATTTTTAATAATTAATAAATTTTATATCAATTTATAAAAAATTATATAAGAATTAGATTTTATTATTAAATAATAAATTAATTTCGTATTTTGTTATAAAATACATCCAGCAATTTAAAAAATAGTTTAATCAAATTCGTATTTTGTTATAAAATACATCCAGCAATTTAAAAAATAGTTTAATCAAATTCGTATTTTGTTATAAAATACATCCAGCAATTT